TGATAGAACTGTTCTTGATGTAATGTCATTTACAAATTGTGCTAGAAAAGTAAGTTATATGGATGGCGACGCATTTGCCGATTATGCTTCACGATTTGTAAAACAATATGATTATATTTTCTATATCTCACCAGATGGAATGGATATTGAGGATAATGGAATTCGTGATACAGATGCTGGTTATAGAAAAGAAATAGATGAGGAAATTCAAAAACTTTTGCTTAAATATCGTCCTGTTTACTTTGAACTTAAGGGAACAACTGAGGAGCGTATTAAACAAATTATGAAAACTATTCAATTTTAATATTTATTGACATGAAATTGTGGAAAGTTATTTTAGGAATTCTAGGTTTTATTGGAGGTTTGTTTGCAGTTAAATCTCTCAAAAATCAAGATAAAAAAGAATTTGACAATAAAGTCAAAGAAAACGAAGAACAAGTTAAAGCCGTTCAAGAAAAAGCAGCACAAGCTGAAGCCGAAAGAATTAGACTTAAAAAAGAAAAGTCTAAAGCTAAAAAGAAAACAGCTGCTACTAAAGCACAAGTTAAAGACATTACAAGTGCTAAACAAACTGCTGAAAACTTTGAACAAAAGTATAGAAAAAAGCCTGGACGTCCTAAAAAGAACACATGAAGCAATTACTAGCAGCCATACTATTAGGAGTATCTAGTATTTGTTATTCTCAAGATACTCTTCGAATTCCTCAAACGGAACTCGAAGAGTTTTTCTTGGCTTTAGATACTTTACGGTATCAAGACTCAATTAAAACTATTCTAATTTCGGATTTAGAAGCTGAAATTATTTTATACGAAAAAATATCTCAACAAGATAGCTTAATTATAGCGTATAAAAACCAAGAAATCGAGTTATTGAACGAACGCATTGATTTATATGATAAGCGTTTAAATCAAGTTGACAAATGGTATAACAAACCAGCAATTGGTGTTACTGGGGGATTTTTAGGAACATTGATATTATTACATACAATAGATTACGCACTTCCTAAATGAGTGATTTAAAACAAATAATAAGGCAAGAATATTTAAAGTGTGCTCAAGATCCTGTACACTTTATGAAAAAGTACTGTATGATTCAACACCCACAAAGGGGTAGAATCAACTTTCACTTATATCCTTTCCAAGAAAAAGTTTTACACTTATTCCAAGATAATCCTTATTCAATTATCTTAAAATCCCGCCAGCTAGGTATTTCTACTTTATCAGCAGGATATTCTTTATGGATGATGATTTTTCATAAGGACAAAAATATTCTTTGTATAGCTACAAAGCAGGAAACTGCTAAAAACATGGTTACAAAGGTTAAATTTATGTATGAAAATTTACCTTCGTGGCTTAAAATAGATTACGAAGAAAATAACAAACTGACACTTCGATTAGCAAACGGCTCCCAAATTAAAGCTACTTCAGCATCAAGCGATGCAGGTCGTTCAGAAGCAGTTTCTCTTCTACTAATTGATGAGGCGGCATTCATTGAAAATATTGGTGAAATTTGGGCCTCCGCTCAACAAACACTTGCTACTGGTGGGGGATGCATAGCATTATCTACTCCTTATGGTACTGGTAATTGGTTTCATCAAACATGGATTAGAGCAGAAGCAAAAGAAAACGAATTTTTACCTATTAAACTTCCTTGGTATGTCCACCCAGAACGAGATCAGTCGTGGAGAGATAGGCAAGATGAATTACTAGGGGATCCTAGAATGGCTGCCCAAGAATGTGATTGTGATTTTAGCACCTCTGGTGACATAGTATTCTACCCAGAATACCTTGAATTTATAGAAAAATCCACAGTTAGAGAACCACTTGAAAGACGTGGTGTAGACCAAAATCTATGGATTTGGGAATCAGCTGATTATACAAGACAATATTTAATATCAGCTGACGTAGCTAGAGGTGATGGTAAGGATTATTCTGCATTCCATATTTTTGATGTTGAAAATGCAGTTCAAGTAGGTGAATATAAAGGACAAGTATCCACTAAAGATTTTGGGCACATACTTACAGCAATAGCAACAGAATATAATAATGCTTTGTTGGTAGTAGAAAATGCTAATATAGGATGGAGTACAATTCAAACTATAATTGAGCGAGGGTATCAAAATCTATATTACTCACCAAAATCCGATAATTTAGATGTTAATGCTTATCTACAGAATTATGAAAATAATTCAAGTATGACAGCAGGGTTCACAATGTCATCTAGAACCCGCCCTATGGTTATTGGTAAATTCCAAGAGTATGTTGGTGATAAAGGAGTTACCATACAATCAAAACGTTTAGTAGAGGAAATGAAAACGTTTATTTGGAAGTATGGTAGAGCAGAAGCACAACAGGGTTATAACGATGACTTAATAATGAGTTTTGGTATAGGTTTATATGTTAGAGATACCGCACTCAAATTTAGACAACATGGAGTAGATGTTACTAGAGCAGCTTTAGGTTCATTCCACAAATCCACTACATCTTACCAAGGAGCTTATTTCTCCACAGGATTAGATAACCCTTATCATATGGATAACGGAAAAGGTGGAACTGAGGATTTTAGTTGGCTTCTATAATATTTATTCATATATTAATATATTATGGCTGATACAACCGTATTTACAAGATTAAAAAGATTATTCTCCACAGACGTACTAGTTCGTAACGTAGGAGGAAATAAGCTAAAAGTACTAGATTTTAGCAATTATCAACAAACAGGACAAGTTGAAACCAACTCAATGATTGATAGGTACAATAGATTGTACACTACTAATCAAATGCCTGTTTATAATCCTGCTCTTAATTATCAAACGTTAAGAACCCAATTATACTCAGATTATGAAGCGATGGATACTGATGCTATCATCGCTTCTGCTCTTGATATATTAGCAGATGAATCCACCCTTAAAAATGCAATGGGTGAGGTACTTCAAATTAAATCATCCGATGAGGCACTACAGAAAATTCTATATAATCTCTTTTATGATGTTTTAAATATAGAATTTAATTTATGGATGTGGATTCGTCAAATGTGTAAATACGGTGATTTCTTCCTTAAATTAGAAATTGCTGAGCAATTTGGTGTTTACAACGTAATTCCTTACACAGCATATAATATTATTAGAGAAGAAAAAATTAATGAAACTAATAATCACCAAGTAGAAGTCAAATTTAGATTTGACCCTGATGGATTAAGTGGAGGTGGTGAATATGGCGGTTACTTTGGTGGTTTGCAAAGCGCAGGTGGAAAATCAACTAACAGTAGAGCTATTTATTTCGACAATTACGAGATTGCCCACTTTAGACTTCTCTCAGATGTAAACTATCTTCCATACGGTAGAAGTTACATAGAACCAGCTCGTAAACTCTTTAAGCAATATACCTTGATGGAGGATGCGATGTTAGTACATAGAATTGTTCGCGCCCCTGAAAAGCGTATCTTCTATATAAATGTAGGTGCTATCCCACCGGCTGAGATAGAAAACTTTATGCAAAAGACTATCTCTAAAATGAAGCGCACTCCTTATATTGATCAAACTACAGGAGACTATAACTTAAAATATAATATGCAAAACCTCCTAGAGGATTTCTACATCCCAGTCAGAGGTAATGACGCTTCAACCAAAATTGAAACTACTCCTGGTTTGAATTATGATGGTATTACTGACGTAGAATACCTAAGAGATAAATTATTTGCTGCACTTAAAGTACCTAAAGCATTCTTAGGATATGATGAAAATACTGATGGTAAAGCTACATTAGCAGCAGAAGATATTAGATTTGCTCGTACAGTAGAAAGAATCCAAAGAATCATCCTTTCAGAATTATATAAAATTGCTGTTGTACACCTTTATACACAAGGATATGATGGTGATGATTTAGTTAATTTTGAGCTTAATTTAACTACTCCCTCAATCATTTACGATCAGGAAAGAGTAGCATTAATGAAGGAAAAAATGGATTTGGCTACCCAAATGATGGAATCCAAATTATTCCCTTCAGACTTTATTTATGATCATCTCTTCCACTTTAGTGAAGATGAATATACTGAATTTAGAGACTTAGTTAGAGAAGATTCAAAACGTGCTTTCCGTAATACACAAATTGAAGCTGAAGGAAATGACCCAGTAGAAACAGGACAGTCATATGGTACTCCACACGATTTAGCTTCGTTGTACGGTAAAGGTAGATACTATGACGAACCAGATAACGTCCCTGCGGGGTATAACGAAAAAGAATTAGGTCGTCCTGAAGAAAAAGTTTCAAATATTAACACACAAGATGGTAACTTTGGTAAAGATAGGTTAGGTGTAAAAAGAATGAAAGGTGATGAAAATTCATCTGATTCTATAAAACCTACATATAAAGGTGGTTCTCCGTTAGCTTTAGAAGCTAAAACAGCTTATTTACAAAATAGAGATATGCTTAAAAGAATTCCGGTTAATCGAAAACAGTTAGTTTTTGAGCAAGATGAGTCACTACTTGATGAAGGTAATCTAAAGGAGTAAAGATCTTTATATATTTATAAAAAAGCCTATCGATGAAAATTAAACATTCTAAGTATAAGAATACGGGCCTTTTGTTTGAACTTTTAGTCAGACAGATAACTGCCGATACCCTTA